GGGATGCTGCTCCGCCTGGGCCGCGAGCCCGACCGGGTGGCGATCGGCAGGACGGCGGTATCTGGGAAGCGCCGATGGGTGGACGCCAAGGCGTCAGAGGTTGCCCTGGGGGGAGTGGCGACCGCCAGGGGATCCATGGCAAATCTGATCCATAGCTTTGACGGCAGCTTTTGTCAGGCGATCGTCAACAAGGCTGGAGAGCAGCGATACGGAATCATTACGAACCACGACTGCTTCGCCACCACTGCCGCCAATGCCTCCTGGCTGGCCGAGGAGCTGATGCAGCAAAGCAGCGAGCTGTACTGGCCTGACTGGCTGACCCAGATCCAGCGCGAGATCAAGGCCCGCAGTGGTGTTGGCATCTCCAAGCCGCCGATGGTTGGCACCTTGGACCGGGATGCCATTGGCCAAAACCCATATTCGTTTTGTTGACAAGTTGACGCTGGGGTGCCATCATCATTTTGTGCTCCAGCCGTGGAGCACGAATCAAGAACACCCTTTCACCAAGTCACCCGACGATGCCGCAAGAAACAAAGATTTCCCCGAAAGGGGAGTGCATGTTTGCGCACCTGTTTAACCCCAGGACCATCAAGAGCCAGGACGGCCCAGATAAATCTCAATACGGGATTGTCTTGATTCAGGCCAACCCCGAGCGAGACCCTCAAGTCGCTGAGTTCATTAAGGGGTTGCACGCTGAATTTACGGACAAGTTTGGCGTCTCAGCGACCTACGGCCCTAATGGAAAGCCTTGGAAAAAGGAAATTAAGAGCGACCCAGCAACTGGCCAAGAGACGCTTACCGGCCTGACTAAAATCTCCTTTAACCGGGACACCCAGACCAGGGGAGGCGCGATTCTCCCCCCTCCCAGCGTGGAGGACGCTGCCGGCAACCCTTGGCCGTCCACCGTTGCGATCGGCAACGGCTCAGTCGTGCGAGTTGGATTCTCGATCTACCTGTGGGACAGCCCCAGGGGGGGCAAAGGTATGAGCCTGAACCTGTTGGGGGTTCGCGTAATTGAGCATGTGCCTTACGTGCCCCCGACCATGGCGCCAGGAAGCTTCGGGCCCGCAGAGGCTGGCGTGGATTGCACAACCAATGCAATACAAGCCCTGGCCGGAGGGGGGGGCCTTGGCGCCTCTGATGTCCCGTGGGACGACGGGCCTGCGTCCACCGAAGAAATCCTTTTTTGAATCCCAGCGCCCACATAACCACTTACCCCGACGCATCAATGGCCCGAGCTGCTTATTCCAATCGTGTCAACCACGATCCGCCGATCACTTTGTACCGCCCACCTACCCTGGCCGAATGCAGGGCAGCGTACAAATCTCAAATCCCTATCGCCTTGGTTACGGTTGACTGCGTAGCCGAAACAGACAACACCTTATATATTCGTTCCTCTACGGGTAATGAATACGGAAGGCAGAAGGCTACATTCCGCACCTTCCACACTTTAGCCGAGGCAATAGAGGCAACCGTTGCCGACTTTGTACAAGAGCGTCAAGAACTACAAGAAGAAGCGGGGACAATTTACGAGATTATTAAATACATAGAAGATTCCCGAGGGACTTGATGGCACAACTCACCACAATCACCCGCAGCTTCAGCTACAAGCACAATGCAGGCAACTACGAAAGCAGGGATTTCTTCTGCTCCCGTAGCCAAGAATGCACGGCAGAGGAAGCCGATGCAGTCAGCGAGCAATTGTTCCGCTGGTGCCGGTCCCAGGTTTTCACTGATCTCAATGAATACCTGCGGCAGGCGAAAGAACAAGCAGCGAGGAAGGGTTGATGGATCTCAGCAAAACCACCGTCCAGATCAATGGCGTTGGTTGCACCGACGCCATGGATAAGCTGGCCGAAATTGATCGCGAGAAAAAGACAGCCAAGGAGGCCTTTTCTTACCTGCTTGATCAACACTTCGATCGGGCCAGCAAATGCACCGAGGGCGGTGAGTTCAAGATGGCCTTTAGTTTCGCCTTCAGCCGGCAGGCCGGGCGCACCGAGGTTAAGACTAGGGTCAGGTATGCCAGGGCCTTCACGGAGGACCTTGAGCTGTTTGCGCAGCATCAACAGGGCAACCTGTTCGACCGGATGGAGGAGATCGATGACAACCTTTGATCCAAACAGCATCACACCATCGGAGGAGTTACTGGGGGAGTGGTGCAGTTCCCCCGCAGATCCTCTTATCCATGACAACGTGGTTAAAAAGGACTACATCCTTGCCGCCCGCTGGGGCGCCTCGCAGGCCGTCGAGGCGCTGCGACATCAGTGGCCGGAGCCGATTACGGATAGGCCGCCGACTGAGAAGGATGGGGATGGCAACGGGACGGTTCTGTATTTGGGGTGTGGCAAGTGGGACTTTGCTGGATGGCACTATGTTGCCGCTCGGCGATACGACTGGCTCCACACCCCCGGCTGGCGCCCGAAACCCGAGACCACGCTGAAGCGGCAGGCACTGGAGATCCTGTTTTGGGACGGCCCCAAAACAGAGATCACCCATGAACAGGTGCTCACCCTCCGCGCCGCCCTGGCCCTGATACCGGAGGAGGACGATTGACCTCAATCCTTGCGATAGATCCAGGGCTAACGGAATCAGGCTTTGTCTTGTTTTACCCATGCGCTGCCGGACTTCCATTGATAGACGAGGCAGGTATTAGGAGTAACTATGACCTAAAAGAGCTATGCCATAACATTAGCTCAGCCCTATCACCAAGGCCAATGCTGGCAATCGAAATGATTGCCTGTTACGGGATGCCAGTGGGCAAGGAAACCTTTGAAACCTGCCTATGGATTGGCAGGTTTGAAGAGGCATTTAACCCCAACCGTGATTCCCTCCGCTGCTATCGCAAGGACATCAAGCTGCATCTATGCGGCACCACCAAGGCCAAGGATCCCAACGTCCGCCAGGCCCTAATCGACCGACTGGGGAAACCCGGCACCAAGAAGAACCCAGGCCCCACCTATGGCATTAAGAGCCATGTGTGGGCAGCCCTGGCCGTAGCGGTGTACGCCGCTGATCAATTAACCAAAGCCAATCACCCGACATGACAGCAACAGAAGCACCAGCGACAGAAGCACCAGCAACAGAGGCACCAGCAGCGGTTGACGCCCTGGCCATTGTGGCACCGACCACGGTCATCACCAAGTTTCAGGTGCTGGCCGGCACCATTGCGAAGGCCAAGCAAGAGGCCCCAAGTAAAAAGTTTAATTATGCAGACAGAAAGGAAAACAAGGAATGCAGGTCCTATCTGGCCACTCTCCGTTCGTACAACGGGGACATCGACGATGCACACAAGGCGGCCAAGGCCGATGTCCTAGAGGAAGGAAGGCGACTTGACGCACTAAAGAACGCATTGAAGGAGCAGGTGGCGGCACTGATCCAGCCACACAAGGCCGCCCTGGATGAGATCGCCAGGAAGGAAGCCGAGCGGGTGGCAAAGCACCAGGAGACAATCAACGTGATCAAGGATGCGGCGCGGTTGCCCTTCGGCTCCACGTCGCAACAGATTGCAGGGATCCAGGAGCACATAGCAGCCCTGGATATGACCGGCATGGAGGAGTTCGAGGTCGAGGCCAAGGCGGCATGGGCTGACACCATGCAGGCACTGACGGCTGCGCACGCCACGGCGCAGGAAGCCGAGGAGAAGGAAGCCGAGCTGGCCCGGTTGCGCGAGGAGGCCAGGCTCCAAGCCGAGAAGGATGCCGCTGCCAAGGCGGCCAAGGAAGCCGAGGATGCCGCTGCCGAGGTGGCACGCAAGGCGCAGGAGGCGGCCGATGCAGCGGCGCTGCAAGTGATCGAGGAAGCCGAGCAGAAGGTGGCGGCAGCCCAGGCTGAAGCGGCAGCGGCAACACGCAGGGCGCTGGATGCTGAGGCCGTTGCCGATCTGCTGCAGGCGGAGGCGCTGCTGGAGATCAAGCCGGCGGAGGTTCCCAGCACGCTGGGGGATGGGACGGTATTGCTTGACAAAGGCTCTGGCCTCATGGACTTTGGCATGGCCCCCTCAGGCGGCTTCCCTGCGCCCCGGCAACCCGCCCGGCCCCGGCAAACCGCCGCAGCCCCCGCAACCGACGCCGAGGCTGCGGCGCTTGTCGATGCCCAGATTGCCCTACGGCTCGAACTGATGCAGGCCCTGTCCGGCCGGACCCGCGCCGAGGTAGCCGACGCCTTGATCGACGGCACCCTGCACCATGCCATCAAGATCGACTGGGCCGCAATGGCGCCAGGGGGGCAGGGATGACACAAGACGACGCCCTGATCTTCTGCTTCTTCAGCGGCATCATTGCCGCCATTGTTAACGACATTCTTTGGAGCATGTAAATGATTTATCTCTTTGCTTACACCTTTGGCGTTTTTGTCTGCGGCTTTGTCTGCGGCTACCGGGTGAGGCTCTGATGGACGAAATACAGACACTCGTTTTGCTTTATTCCTTGTGGATGTTTTGCCTTGGCTTTATGGCTGGGAGGGGCACCCGATGAAGAAATTACTTTTCTCCGTCTGGAGCATGGTCATCCTGGCCTGGGCCTGCTGGCTGGTGGTGTCCTGATGCAAACAACATCATGCCCGCATTGCGGCGGGGAGATCGAGGTAACCCTGCCGTCTAGGCGGTCCCGCAAGCCGGCTGCTTTCTGGGAAATCACCATGGAAGATGCCGTGCCCTACCTGGGGGCCCACGGCACCGACCTGCTGCCCATCCCTGCTGACATCTGCCTGTCGGTTTTGGAGTGGTGGAACGTGGCTCGCCGCAACCGCCACGGCAGAAATGCCGCGTGGACACAGCAGGCATTCAAGCTGTCCTGCCGCAACTTGGGCAAGCTGCCTCACTGGCAACAGCGCCTACTGATTGATGAAGCCGTTGCTGCCGGCTGGATGAAACTTGACGTCTCCTATGTCGAGAAGGAAATCCAGCGACTGACACGGGAGCAGCAGCAACGGCAGCGGTCGCATGGCCCCCAGTCGTCACAGCTGCAGGCGGCGCTGACCTTGATCGAAGGAGGACTTTATGGAGACGATCATGGAGCCGATTGATTGGGCCGCACTTCAGGCCAATGGACTGCCCAGCCGGGACGAACAACGCCACCTTCTCGCTCGGGTAAGCCACCTGGCCGGCCCCGATGCCCCCGCCGCCACCCCGGTACCCCTACCGGAAGGGAGCGTCGCCGCAAAGTGGTTCTTCACTTGCGTCGAGATGATCTGGGCCCACCTGCGGACAAAGGAGTCAGACCGCTGGGCGCCAGCGGTTGCCCTGGTAATGCACCGCTCTTTTGTCGAGCTGTTCCCCGAGGTCAGCACCAAGCAGCTGATCTGGGCCACGGACAAGTGGATCCAGTCCACCGCCGGCAAGGAGTTCATCCGCTTCCCTGCTTGGCGGGAGCTGATGGCCCCCTTGTACTTATGTGACCACGACGGCATGGCCGCCCGGTCCCGAGGGATGCGGCCCGATCTGCCCCCAGGGCTGCAACCAACACCGGCACAGTTGGCATTGATGCCGTCCACACGCCCCCACGCCCTGGACGTGATAGCCGCAAGCCCTGACGGTTTACCGATGCTGGCGTCCACCGGCCCACGGCAGCCGCTGCCATTGCCCGGCGAAGAGCAGCGGTTGCTGCCCCCCAGCAATGCAGACCCCTGACCCCCCTGGCCGCCGGGAGACCATCGACCTGGTGAATGGCCCCGCCTACGGGTGGAAGGTCATCACGGCCAAGGGGGAAGTCGTCACCATCCGGGTGTACGACCTGGAGCGCTGGCGCCGGTGTGGCCCGTATCAATGGCTGAACAAAAACCCACAACCACTATGGAACTCACACGCGAACAGCAGTGGCACGTAAGGCCGGGTGACAAGGCCGTACTAGAAGACGGTCGTGTTCTAACTGTTACAAAGGGCCCCGTCTATAACACGGTGTATTTATGTATTCAGTTAAGCGATGGCTGTAATTATCACAATGGCGAACATTTTGAAACAGATTTAAGGATTGTCCAGTTAATTCCCGACCGCACACCTTCCAATGTCCCGCATCCTGATTGACACCGAAGGCTTCTTGGTGCCTGCCGCCAAAGCCGCTGAATACGCTTACGAATGGGAGCCAGACAACTGGCGCATCGGCTGCCGCCACGATGAGGCGATGGCCTACTTCATGGACAAGCTGGCCGACATTCGAGCCTTTGATCCCAGCTGCCCGATAACCCTGTGCTTCAGCTCTGCCCGGTCATTCCGCTACGGCATCTGGCCGGAATACAAAAGCAACCGGAAGTCTGAACAGAAGGTCCCCGGCTGGCCCGACCTGGTGGCAGCGGTTAAGCGGCTGGCCATCAGCAGCGGCTGGGATGTTGTCACCCTGGAGAATGTGGAGGCCGACGACGCCCTGGGCATCCTGGCCGGCCCTGACGACTTCATGGCCAGCGTGGACAAGGATCTGTTGACGGTGCCAGGCCGGCATCTGCGGAATGGGGAACTTGTCGTCCAGTCCAAAACTGAAGCCGATCTGTGTTTCTTCACTCAGGCACTCGTTGGCGACCGGTCGGATCACTACCCCGGCTGCCTTGGCATTGGAGACGTGAAGGCGTCCAAAGCGCTGACTGATTGGGGACACCCAGACCCCGCCATGCACGAATCGCTGATGTGGGCCGCCGTGCTTCAGACCTTTCTGAAAGCGGGGCAGACCGAGGAGTATGCCCTAGCCCAGGCCCGGTGTGCCCGCATCCTGCGGCCCGGTGAATACGACTTTGAAACTCAGACCCCTCGCCTTTGGAATCCATGAACCACGAATTTATGCAGATCACTAGCAGCGGTGGGTACATCGGTCGCATTGTTTGGTGCAACTCTGGGACAATCGCGGCTGGAGGGCCTGAAAAATGGGGATGGGGCCAAGTCTTGGTATTTCCAGTCACCTACTTGGGCGCCTGGGCTGGAGCAATCCCCATGGTGAGGATGATGATGAGACGGGCGTAGACAACAACCCCACCCCCTTAGACTCCCTGGGAACACTGCACCCCTGTAATGCAGCTTCTTGTCTCCCCAGGATTGCTGGTCCGTCTGACGGAGAGTTTCCCTGCTGACATCGTTGGCATGGCCAATAAGTCTCCCGACCAGCGGGCCCAGATCATTGGGGAGCAGCGGGTGGTGGAGACCATCCGCCAGTGGGCCACCGAGCAAGACCCGTTGCTGGACCTCTGATGTGCGGCGGTCGCAAGCCCAAGGCTCCCACCATCACCCAGCCCGACTACGGCAAGTACAACCGGCTGGCCGACACCCAGCTCCAGTTGATGCAGGCGCAGCAGTCGTCCAAGGTGATGGCGGCCCAGCAGGGGATCAACACTGCAACCCTGCAGCAGCAGGCGGTGATGGAGCAGTTGCGCGATGCCCGCATGGAGCAGGCGCAGAGCACTGCTGCAACTGCTGGCCGGCTGGCGGCATTGATTGGGGCGCCGGTCCCCGAGCGCAGCGCCAAGGCGCCCACCTTGGGCGTCAACCGCACCGGCATGACCCGGCCAACGGGCAGCCGCGGGCTGCGGATTGACCGGCAGCAAACACTATCCCTGGGGCAGTAGCCATGTGTGGAGGACGCGATCTTGCAAAGGCGATGGGCGCCAAGGACAAGAAGCCAAAGGCGGACTCCATGGCGCTGCAGCAGGAGGATGCCATGAAGAGCATCAACAAGCAAAACCGGGAGCTGGTCGATCAACTGCGGGCCCAGTCGCAGATGATCGCCAACGACACGGCAGCACGGCAGCGCGAGCTGGAGGCGGCCAAGGCCCCCGGGCAAACCCTCGTCAATGCCAACCCCTACACCGTGTCCCTGGATCTGGGCACCGCTGGGGCAGGGCAGGAACAGACCACGGCGGTTACTGCACCCAAGAAGAAGCCGGGCCAGAGGCTCAGCCTGACCGCTGACATCAACCTTGCAGGCGTCGGCCTGAACCTGGGGGTCTGATGGAACGCGGAGACAGCGGCGTCGATTCGATCTCCAAGGTGCAGGGGCTGCTGGAGGGCCGGGCAGAGGTCAGGTACGACCAGCTGCGCACCTACCGTGATGTGTGGCTGGAGCGGGCCCGCAGGGCGTCAAGGCTCACGATTCCATTCCTGATTCCTGAGTCGGACGAGATCCTGGTGGAGGCGGCCAGGGAGCAGGAACTGCCCTGGAATGGAATTGGCGCCATGGGGGTAAACAACATCTGTTCTCGGTTGCTATTGGCACTCCTGCCGCCAACGGGTGGCCTGTTCCGGCTGACAAAGGACGAGCTGAAGGCGGCGGCGGAAGAAGCCGAAGCCGCGCAAATGGGGGCTGGGGAGGAGGACATCGCCAATCAGAAGATTGAGATCGAAAAGGCCCTGGCCTTGCTGGACCGATCCATCGAGCGCTCAATCGCCACATCAAATGATCGGGTTGCGCTCTTCGAGGCGCTGATGCATTTGATCGTGGGCGGTGCGGTGATGCTGTACCGGGCCCCCACGGCGATGAAGTGTTTTCACCTCAACAAGCATGTGCTTTTGAGGGATCCGATGGGCCAACCGGTGGAAGCCGTGGCCTGCGAAACCTATCTCTATGCGTCCCTTAATCCAAGGCTCAAGGCGGTTCTGGATGAGGCCGATAAGCTGCGTAACGACTACCAAAACGAGGACAACGCCAGGCGGGATTACAGACGAATCAAGGTCTTCACCCACATCAAATGGGAACCGGGGTCTGATGACCCCCCGGGCAAGGTGACATGGCACCAAGAAGTAGGGGGCTACATCGTTCCCGGAACCGAGGGGAGCGAGCCGGCCGATGCCAGTCCGTGGATGCCGCTCCGGCTGTTCCGCATTGATGGCGACAGTTACGGCCCTGGCTATGTCGAGTGGTGCGCCCTTGCCGACCTATCCAACCTGGATGGCGTCAGCCAGGCAGTGGCGGAAGGCAGCGCGGCAGCAGCGCGGCAGATTGTTGGCCGCAAGCCATCGGCCATCACCAGTAAAGATGCCTTTGCTGCGGCCCCCAATTTGAGCGTAATTGATGGGCAGCCCCAAGATTTCTTCCCGATTGAAACCAGCAGCGTGCGTGACCTGGGTGTTGCTTTCCAGGAAAAATCAACACTGGAGGACCGTCTCAGCAAAATCTTTCTGCTGCCCAATATCCGGCAGTCGGAACGCACTACGGCCGAGGAGGTCAGGCTGCAGATCACCCAGATCGAGCAGATGCTGGGCTCCATCTACTCGATTCTGACGGTTGAGTTTCAGTATCCCTATGTCCGCAGGATCCTGGCCCTCCTGCGCAAGCGGAACAGGCTGCCCGAGCTGCCAGGCGTTGAGCCGCTGATCGTCATTGGCCTTGCCGCGCTGGGCCGCCAGTCCGACGCGGAGCGATTAAACCAGTTTGCATTGGGCGGCAACCAGGCTATGCCGCAGCAGTTCGGCTCAATGATTGATGGCGCTGCATGGGCCAGGCAGTGGGCTACTGCGATTGGCGTTGATCCGATGCTGGTCAAGTCCGACAAGCGGATCAAAGAGGAGCAGGCTGCCGCGATGGAGGCCCAGCAGCAGCAGCAGTTGATCCAGGCCGGCATGGGGGATCCCCAGAAGCTGGCCAATGCCGGCATGGCCGTGCAGCAGATGGCCGAGGGGGCCCCTCCTGACGGCCAGCCCCAACAACCCACTTCGCCCGAGATGCAGCCATGACCACTGAAGTCACACCCCCCAAGACCCTTGACCAGATCAATGCGCCGGCTGAGCTGAAGGCCTTGGTCGATCCCGCGTCCTCCAAGCAGATCAGCATCCTGGACAGGTTCCTGGACGATGCAGGCGTCCCCGACCGCGAGGAGGTCGAGGGCGAGGAAGCGCCCGCTGCCCCCGAGGCCAAGCCGGCAAAGCTGGCCGGCAAGTTCGAAACCCCGGCCGACCTGGAGAGGGCTTACCTGGAGCTGCAGCGCAGGCAGGGCCAGCAGGGTCAGCGCAGCGAGAAGACCGAGGCACCCCCGGCCGCCGCCGAGATCGAGGAGTACACCCCCGAGCGTGGCGTCGAGGTTTACGGCGAAGCCCTGGCCGCCAGGTTCCAAGAAGCCGAGGTCAACCCCTTCGAGATGGCGGCCAAGTTCGAGGCCGGCGAGGACGTCTCCGCCTACGTGGATGCCCTGGCCGACAAGGGCGGACTGCCCAGGGCATTGGTCGAAACCTATCTGGCCGGCGTCAAACCAGCCGAGGCAGCAGCACCGGCCGCCGGCAGCCTGAACGATCAGCCCGAGGTGGTGGCGGCCCTGCGCCAGTCGGTCGGCGGTGATGCCGCCTTCGACAAGCTGAGCCGATGGGCCCAGGCCAACCTGGCGCCAGAGGAGAAGATCGCCTACCAGCAGGCACTAGATACCGGCAATCTGCTGGCGGTGCAGTTTGCGCTGCAGGCATTTCAGGCCCGCGCCGGCACTGCTCCCAAGGAGCCGGAATACCTGGGGGGCGGGGCGCAGACCAGCGAGCCAGCCGATGTTTACGACACGCGGGAGGACTACAGAAAGGACCGCTACGCCAAGGATGCCAACGACAACGAGCTGTACCTGAAGGACGAAAACTATCAGCGTCGCGTGAATGCCAAGTTCGCCAGAACAAAGAAGGCCAACAAGTGGTAATGTTTGGGTGGATTACTCCACCCTTGTAGCTATCTAGCCGGCTGCGGCCGACAACTTGATTAGCGGAAGGCGATGGGTTCCAAAAGAACTTCATTTCCGCAATCACAATGTCTGCTGATTTAATCAGCCTGTCCAGACTTGGGCAGGTCCGGGGCGCTGGCGATGTCAACGCCCTGTTCCTGGACCTTGGCGGCGAAGAGCTGCTGAGGGCTTACGACAAGAAGAAGATCCTGTCTTCCACCGTGAAGACCAAGACCATCAAGGGTGGTCGAACCATGCGGTTTAACATGACCGCCCGCCGTCAGGCCCGCTACCACACCATTGGGACCCCAATCGACGGCGGCGGCAACTCCCCGTCCGACCTCAACAGCCGGATCCTCCGGCTCGATGGGTTGATGATTGCCGATGAGGCGATCTACGACCTGGACGAGCTGCAGGAGGACCCGGCCACCAGGGCGGAAACCATGCACCAGCTGGGGGAGGCACTGGCTGACGAGAGGGAACTGCGGGTTGCCCGCATCCTGTTTGCGGCTGCCAACACCACCGCTGAACCGTTCGCCAAATCGATCAACGCCGGCCGCACTGGCGACAAGATCACCTTGAGCGCTGGGTTTGCCGCTGCCAACAACGAGGCAAAGGGTGACGAGCTCTATGCCGCCATCAAACAGATGGTGACCTTGAAGCAGAAGAAACACATCCCCACCGGGGGCATGCGCTGCGTCGTTACCCCTGATGTCTTGGGTTGGCTACAGGACTCGAAGCGGCTGATTAATGCCGACTTCAACGGCGGGACCGGCAGCAACGGCACTGTCCAGGAAGTGTTTGCTGGGCGGATCTCTGGAGTGCCTGTCTACTGGTCGAACTTCATCGAGCAGCCGGCTTACACCCTGCAGGCCCAGGACAACGCCAACAGCGAGTACGCCCAGGATCTCTCCAAGTGCCGGGCCCTGATTTACCACGGGGATGCAATGGGCGTATTGGAGCTGCGGGCGCCGAAGCTCCAGATGACCGCACCGAATGGTGACTACAACATCGTCTACCAGTCCCAACTGTTGGTGGCATCCATGGCCATCGGCATGGGCAAATTGAGCCCCGAATGCGCGGGGTGCATCGTCGTCCCCTAAGCTGCAGCCGGAGCACATGGGAGCAGGCCCCCGCGTCAAACCGGGGGCTTTTTCATGGCTGCCGCTAGGATTGCTCTACAACCTTGCAGCGGCAGCGATGGGGCAGGCGGCCCAGCAACTGAGCCCCGGCCGGACCACGCTCCTGGAAGCGGTCAATATCTGCCTGGCGACGATCGGCGAAGCGCCGGTCAATTCGCTGGAGTCGCAGCAGGTAGGCGAGGCGGCGGACGCCGAGCGTGCCCTGCTCGAATTTCACAAGGAGGGCCAGGCCCAGGGGTGGAGCTGGAACCGGGAGACCGAGGTGCCCTTCCACCGGGATTCGGATACCGGGGGGCTGACAGTCCCGGCCAACATCGTGCAGTGGGCGCCCAGCCGGGTCGAATGGAACGGGCGTTTCCAGTTGCGCGGGGCCCGTGTTTATGACTCGCAAGCCAGGTCTTATGCGATCGGTGAGGCGACGATCTACGCCAACGTCGTCACCCTGCTGTCGTGGGACGAATCCCCCGAGGTCTACAACCGCTGGGCCACCATCCGTGCGGCGCGGGTGTTCAGCAACAGGGCGGTGGGGAACACCACCACCTACCAGCTCACGCAGGCCGATCAGGACGAGGCATGGGCCAACCTGCTGCGGACCGACACTGCGCAGTCGCAACCCAATGCCCTGACCGGCGGCGATTCATGGGCCACATTCCGCCCGCGTCTGGGGGTGGGGGGACGCCGCGGCAGCGGGCTGGGGGATGGGGCGCTTGGCTTTGGCGGGAGCAGGGGGGCGTCGTCGGGGGGAGCACCGGGAGCGAGTGTCACTTTGCCCCAAGCGCTGGGGACTGACGCCTCCCCGAGCTTTGTTGGCCTAACACTTTCGGGTCAAGCCGGGAGCGCCGGCAACCTGGCCTTGTTTGGCACTGGGGGGGCAGTAATACCCCTTCCCCTGGGCAGCGGCTTGTCCATTGTCAATGGGATGCTGACGGCAGCCGGGGGCAGCGGAACCCAGGGGCCGGCAGGAACAATCCAAATCGGCACCGTCACCACCGGAGCGGCGGGAAGCTCCGCAGCGGTCAGCAACGCCGGCACGCCTCAGGCTGCGGTCCTCAACTTCACGATCCCTCGCGGGGACGCGGGAACGAACGGAACGAACGGGAC